GATCTTCTGCTTTTTACTCCTGTCACCAAACAGTAGCATATTGTTCCACTACGCAACATAGTGTTGCTCAACTCCGGTTGAGCATAAATCTTTTAAACCTGTGGCATATTACCTCCTGCCTTTCCTGCAAAGGCTCCTGCATCTGCCAGCTTTGTCATACTTCCATTCACAAGATATAAATCTCCTCCGTCTTCTTCTGGAATTGGATTCTGATCTTCCATTTCCCGGATATCATTTGCTGACAGCCATCCATTCTGCCGGCCTACGGCGTACCCATTCATTCGGCTGGCATAGTCCCCTCGCAATAATCCATCCACATTTAGTTTTATAAAATACTCATTCTTTTCCTGTGGCAATAACAATGCTTTCTGCAAAGCCTGTTCCCACCTGATTACCCACGGGTCTAATGTGTATTTCACAAACTCCAAAGACTGCTGCTCTATGTTAGAAAAACTGGATTTCTCCAAGTCCCCTACCATATGTGGAGGAATCCGATACATCCTTGCAATCTCATTGATTTGAAATTTCCTTGTCTCCAAGAACTGTGCCTCTTCTGGCGGAATCCCTATCTGCTGATATTTCATTCCTTCTTCCAGAACAGCCACTTTTCCTGCATTTCTTGAACCCCCATACACCTTATGCCAGCTATCCCTTACCTTTGCGGGATCTTTCAGAACGCCCGGATGTTCCAAAACACCACCCGGTGTTGCTCCATTTGCAAAAAACGATGCACCGTATTCTTCACAGGCAAGTGTCATCCCTACTGCATTTTTAGCCATAGCAATCGGAGAATATCCCACTAAACCATCAAATCCTAATCCTGGTATATGCAGCACATCTTCCCTGCGAAGATAGATCCGTCCATAATCCTTAAAATTGGGATTCTCTTCTGTGTTCCGTGTGTAAATATAATAAAGTTCTCCATTTTCCGCACGGTCAACTTCCATTTTATCCGGCAGAAGCGGATACAATCCTAATACCTGCCCTCTTCCATCACGGATGATCTGCGCATAGGCATTTCCCCATATCAGTAAATGGCTCATCAAGACTTCCCGGAATATGAAAGATGTCATTTCTTCATTTGGTTCATCGTGAAGAATATGATAAAGCGGATGGTCAAATACTCTTTCTTTTCCTTTATCCGTATAACGATACAAGTGAAGGGGAAGAGAAGCTATTGCTTCTGCAAGAATTCTGACACAGGAATATACCGCTGTTGTCTGCATGGCGGTTCTTTCATTTACGGAAATACCGCTTGTGCTTCTTCCAAATAAAAAAGATACTCCTGAATTATAACTATTTGTCGGTTTGTCCCTTGCTCCCCTTAAACCAAATAATTCCCGTAATCCCATACTCTGCCTCCTGTTTTATCAAAATGAAATAATACCGCGCTCGTCATAAACACTTCCTGTTGTACCTTCATTACGAATCGCACGGTCAAGTGCCATGACGGTTGCAACTGCCCCATCTATTTTTTCTGTAGATTTTTCCTTATCCATCTTAATATTTCCTGCCGGATCTTGACGGACAAAAACATTATCCATCATCCATCTGAGAACCGGATGACCGCCATGTGCTAGTTTTTTCTCCAATGTCAGCTTCATTAATTCTTTCGTTGGCGGACTCATATCTTTATATCCCTGCCCGAAAGGTACGACAGTAAACCCCATACCCTCAAGATTTTGTACCATCTGAACTGCTCCCCAACGGTCAAATGCAATTTCCAAAATATGATATTTCATTCCCAAATCCTCGATGAATTTTTCAATGAAACCATAATGAATCACGTTTCCTTCCGTCATTTGAAGCTGCCCCTGCTTTTCCCACACGTCATAAGGAACATGATCTCTCCTCACACGAAGTTGTAAATTTTCTTCCGGTATCCAAAAAAATGGCAGTATGCTATATTTTTCTTTCTCCGTTCTCGGCGGAAACACTAATACAAACGCTGTAATGTCCGAAGTACTGGAAAGGTCGAGTCCGGCGTAACATTCTCTTCCAAGCAGACTATCTTGATCCACTTCAAAGTCACATTCATCCCACCGATCCATAGGCATCCATCTGGTAGACTGTTTTACCCATTGATTCAACCGGAGCTGCCGAAAAATATTTTCTTCTGCCGGATTTTCTTTTGCACTCTGATAAGCATTCTGCACCTTTTCCAACGCAATCGTATGCCCTAAAGAAGGATTTGCCTTATACCAGCTTTCTTCGCTTCCCCAATCATCATCGTCCGCAATACCATAAATCACGGGATAAAAAGTCGGATCAATCTTTCTTCCCATAAGAATGTCTTCTGCTTTTTGGTGCTGTTCAAAGCAAATGGAATTGCGATCCGTTCCGGCAGTCGTAATCAAAAAATACAATGGCTGTGTTCTTGCATCACCCGAACCTTTTGTCATGACATCAAATAACTCTCGATTCGGCTGCGCATGAAGTTCATCAAAAATTACTGCGTGTACATTCAAGCCGTGCTTAGTATATGCTTCAGCAGAAAGTACCTGATAGAAACTGTTTGTCGGCTGATATACCAACCGCTTTACAGACATGATTGGCTTAATTCTTTTCTTCAGAGCCGGACATTGATCCACCATATCAACTGCCACATCAAATACAATCGAAGCCTGCTGACGGTCAGAAGCACATCCGTAGACTTCCGCACCCCATTCTCCGTCACCACAGGTCATCAGCAGAGCCACCGCAGCAGCCAGTTCTGATTTTCCATTTTTCTTTGGAATCTCCACATATGCAGTATTATATTGACGATAGCCATTTTCTTTTACCGTTCCAAAAATATCACGGATGATTTTATCCTGCCACGGAAGCAGCTCAAACGGGACACCTCTCCATTGCCCTTTCGTGTGTTTCAAACAATTAATAAAATTTACGGCATGATCCGCTTTTGTTTGATCATACACTATCCACCACCTCCCTTTATCAGCAGGAGTTCCATTGCATCGCTTTCTTTATCATCACCATTGTCCGTAACAATCCTGCTTCTTGCGGAAGGTGTCAGTCCAAACTGCTCACAGAATTTATTCATGATTTTCAGATAGGTCTGAGCAATGGACACCTGTGGAACCTGCTGCCAATAACCGGATGGTGTCTTTACGATTGTTCCATGCTGAGTAATAAATTCCTCCGCTTCTTTCCATCGCGCATACGCCTGACAGTAACCTGCAAAAGCAGCCATATCAATTTCTGTCAGAATACCCAACTGCTCCATCTGTTTTGCCATCCGCTTCCATTCCTTCTTTGCCTCATCTTCCAGCCACGCAGGACATCTCGGTGCTTTCTTCACAGGCTTCGGCTCGTTTGTATTCAGACTTCTTTTACCCGGATTGCCTTCCAATACTTTTACTGCCGTAGGCTTAGGTTTTCTTCCTCTCTGTGCCATTGCTCTCACCTCCTTCCAAAACATCACTAAAAAAAGACCTCCGAAGAAGTCTTTTTTATATCAGCACCTTTCGTTTTTAATG